CTACCTTATGCAAATTACCTCATAAATAACTAAAAAAGGTAAAATGGGCATTCCAAGTGGTTGGAAAGAACACACATCACAGTTGCAGATTTTAGGTTTAGGAGATACAGCAAACCCTGCTGAGTATTCTGCTATCATTAAGAATATAAAGAGAAGATCAGTGGAGTCTTTGGCATCTGGTGGCAACTACGGCCGTCCTTACGAAAACTGGGATATCAGACCAGTTACTGATGCAAGAACTGGTGAAATACAACTATATGAAACCCAAATCGGCACTGGTGATAGGTTGCTTGGAACATATTCACCGCAAGAAGCAAAATGGGCTCCAAACAAAGACCAAGAAGCCCGATGGAATTCGTATTTTTCACCCGAACTTAATAGACACGCAGAAGAACAATTAAATAGAATTACTTCAATCACAAAAGCAAGAACTGTTGAAATTGCAGAGGCTATAGTAAAAGATAAAGAACTGGCAGAGAAAACTGGATTAACCGATGCTACTGTAACAGCACTTAAAAATACACCTGGATATCAATCACAGAATAATACAGAAACTAAAGACTCGGTTACTAAGGAGGATTTAGAAAAACAAAAAAAAGAAAGAGACGCTGCAATAGCAAAGACAGGCATAGACCCATTAGCGCCGAATGTTGATGGAAGACTTTCTAACCAAGATAACCAAGGAGACAGCCCCGAAATTGGTCTCCCCAAAGAATTAGAAAATATTCAGGAGAGACCAAAATATAAAACTAATATGAGATATCCAATAGACTTGGTAGACTCTTTCCAAGACTATTTAAAAATTCAGATGGTGAAGTATAAACCAAGAGGTTTAGCTAATGCAGATGGTAGTCTTGCTCTCCCATCAAGACCAAATACTCCTGGCGATAGAGAAATATTATCTACAATCTTCTTACCAATTCCTGGTGGAATAAGTGATAATAATAATGTTGATTGGTCAAAAGCAGATATGGGAATGTTAAGTTCTGCTCTTGGAAATATTGCTATGAGTGCGTTTACGGGAGGTGATGCTCTTAAAAAAACTTCGGAAGGACTAGCAGATGCAGCAGCAAACAATACATCTGGGATAAAAATAGCACTTGCAAAAAAAATCGTCGAAAATATAGCAGGAGTAGATCCTCTAAAGAGAACCTTGGGTGCGGTGATAAACACTAATGCCGAGTTGTTATTTAATGGACCCAATCTCAGACAATTTTCCTTCACATATAAATTTTCACCAAGAAGTGATGGTGAAGCGAAAGAGGTAAGAAACATTATCAGAACACTAAAACAAGGTATGAGTGCTAAAAAAGCAAACAACTTTTTGTTTATAAAATCTCCTCATACATTTTTCCTAAGTTATCAACATAAAAATCAAGATCATCCATTCTTAAATAAATTCAAAGAGTGTGCTCTAACAGCATTAAGTGTTAACTATACACCTGATGGTAACTATGCAACATATTATGATGGATCTATGATTTCATATCAAGTTACTATGTCATTCCAAGAACTTGAACCAGTCTTTGATAGTGATTATGAAGGTGGTGCTGTTGGAGATCAAAACGAAACCTCAATAGGATTCTAAAATGGGTTACTTCAATTACATTCCAGACTTCAACTACGTCGATAGAAATGACGGAGCAAAGATTGGTGACTATACAAAAGTCAAAAATCTTTTTAGGAGAATTAAACTAAGAGAAGATGTTTTCCAAAATACAACAGTATTTGAAAAATATAATATACGCGGTGATGATCGTCCAGATACTGTTGCCAATGAAATTTATGGAGATCCAGAACTTGATTGGTTAGTTCTTATTTCAAATAATATTCTCAATATTCAAACAGAGTGGCCCATGTCACAACTTTCTTTTGATACATATCTGATTAATAAGTATGGAACTTATGAAAACTTAAATGCAGTCCATCATTATGAAACAAAAGAAGTAGTAACCACTGATGGTGTTGTGATTGTTCCTAGTGGTCTCACTATTGAACAAGGAGCAACCTATAGTTACTATGATGCTAATGGAAATAACACAGTTACTTTTGAAGACTTTACCATACCAGTAACAAATAAAGAATACGAAGAAAAAATAGAAGAAGCAAAGAGGAGTATTTACCTGTTAAAACCAAGATATCTCCCAGTCATTCTAGATGACATTGAAAGTAATATGGAATATAAAAAAGGTTCCTCTGATTACATCAGCGGAACCTTGAAGTCGTCAAGTAATATTAAACTGACTAGTTAATCACTCTTCAGCCAGTTTCTGGAAGTAAGAAAGAGCATCATCTTCATCCTCATCAGTCTTGGAGGAACTCAGATTATTGAGTTCTTCTTTCAGATTGGGAGGAACAGGATTGGACTCTTGACGAGAACCAAAGTCGGGAGTGAAACTACCGCGATCATTGTCTTCATCTTCAGTCTCTTCATCATAACGACGAGAAGCAGGTTTCTGACCCAGAACCATCTTCAGACGCTTATCCAGTTCCTCATAGGTCTTGAACTTATCTGCAGCAACCAGGTCTTGCAGAGAATACTGCTTCTTCCACAGTGCTTCCAGAGCATCGTCGTCATCCAGGAGAGGAGAAGGTGCTGCAAACTCTGAAGAATCATAGTTCCAGTAACCTGCAACTTTCTTCAACTTCAGTTTGAAGTTTGCACCCTGCCAGAAGTCAAAAGGATTGATTGCAGTCTCATCCTCATACTCAGGTTGCATTGCTTCCATGATCTTATCAAAGATCTTCTTACCGAACTTATACAGGAAGACTTTACCTTCATTCTGAGGATTGGCTTTGTCCTGCACAACATAGATGTTGGCATAGAAGGACAGTTTACGCTTCTGCTTACGAACAGTATCTTTGTCTGCATCGATACCGCTGTTCCAGAGTTCACGATTGTACTCGGAGACAGGATCCTTACCGCCATTAGTGGTCAGGGAGTTCTCAATATACCAGCCACCAGGTCCCTGGAAGGCGTGGGAGTACAGTTTGACCCAAGGGAGGTCTTCACCATCAGGAGCAGGCAGGAAGCGGATTACAGCGTAACCATTACCAGTCTTATCCATCTCTGGTTTCCACAGGCGGTCATCACCACCGCCTCCAGAGTTATTTTGCTTCTCTACTTCCTTGACCAGTTTGGCGGTCAGAGAACCAAGAGAAGATTGCTTTTTAAGATTTGCGAAAGACATAGGATTTTTTAGATTTGTTGGATTTGGCTTTTGTGGACTTCGTTATTCTACAGGTCTGACCCTGTAATGTCAATCTGTTTACGCATCGATTCCAAGAGATTGGACATGTTGCTAAAAATAACACCCATATCCACATCTTTCGGCATCCCCATAGCGATTGCCGAATCAGTGATGCGTCGTTTCATTTCAATTGCTTCGGGATCGTCAGACAAACTCAGTCGAGTATAAAGAGTCTGCTGTTTAGTCAGCAGTTTCTCCAGCAACTCAACATGTTCTATCTTTTCTTCTTTACTCATCGATGGAAACTTAAAAACGTTACCATAGATGTTCTCTTGTAACTCTGAAATTTCAACCATCTCAGAACGAACAAATTCAGAATCAAAGAAACTCATGCAACTCCTCCCAGAACAATCTCCTTTAGAATTTTTTTGTAACGAAATACATCTATATGTAGGAAGGAAGAATATTTTTTAATCCTCATACTTACGGTTTCCCACACTGGATCAGACAAATGTTTATCAAAGTCTTGTCTGAATCCAAGTATCTTATCAAGAATGACCATTGTCTCAATAGACACTTCACCCCTCAGATAAGTTTTGAGGATTTCTGGATGACGTGAGCCATCCTTAGTAAACATATCATCAAATCTGCCAATAAAGACACGTTCAATCTCTTCCTTGAAGAGATAAGAGAGTGACTGGGTTCTCTTTTTCCAATCAGTGTATCGACCTTCACCTTCGCGTATCATTTCTCCTATCCAAAGTTTACTTGGATCAGTACAGGTGATAAAGTTTGATACAAAAAATTCAACCACCTCTTGGTCTGACTTGTTTCTTGCAAGTTTCTCAAACCAGAAGCGGTCTTTTCTTTTATAGAAAGATTGCACGGTCGCACGACTCTTTCCACAATATTTGTGGTAATCATACTTCTCTTTCGTGAAGTGATTCTTCAAAGAGAGGTATTGTTTATAGGCATCAAAGGCCATCACTTTTTACTCCTGCGTTCACGTTGTTTACGAAGATATTCGGATCTGTAAGGTTCGGTTGCTCTCGCTTCCCTCCTCTTACGGTTTATCTCATCTCTATTTGCAT